ATTCTTAAGTTACCAATTATCAACGTCGCTCACCCTTGATGCGATACGGTCTTTGTTAATGTGTTCCTGTTTGTTTTTCAGCTTGTCCCATATTATGCCTTTCCAATTGGCAGCCATACATTCATCAATCAGATTTACAATAGCTTCATCTCCGTACTGGATGGCATTCTTTTCTATCTGTCTCAATAGGGATTTCATGCCCTGCTCCTTGTAGGATTCTTTGCGTTCCATCTTGTATGTAATCCAATCAGATATCTTTTCGCTTAGGTATTCAGAAATAGAGTAATCGCTGATAAGCCGCTCATAAATGGTGCGGGTGTTTTCTTTTTTCTTTTTACCTTTATCTGTATCTAAATCTTTATCTATACCTAAATCTTTATCTATATCTTTATCTATATCTGTGGAAACATTTTGTATACATTTTGTTTCCATTCCAAAATCCTTGATGCAATTTGCTTTGTCAAAGCTATATGATTTATTCTTTTTTATGCCTAACATAGCTTTTTCATCCTGATATACCGTTGGTGTGTATCTATCAGACTGGATGCAATTGTGCATTCTCCAATGTTTGATTACCAACACGCCATCTTCAAACGCAAGAATGAATCTTTTTACTATGAGAAGTTTCAAATCATCTTCACTCGCTCCAACCACTCGCATTATTTTCTTTGGATTTCCGATAAATCCATCATCATCCGCTCTCATATTCAAGTGAAAATACAGGCATTGTGTACTTAATGGCATATCGAGAAACGCATCGCTATCGCAAATTTTCATTGTAAACATCCTTTTATTTGCCATCCTCAACCACCTCGTATATGCTCACTATCTTATGTGTGTTTTCATCAACCTTTTTGCCTACAACAGCCACTTTGTTGGTCTGCTCCAACTCCGTGAGCCTTGGCGCTGTTGCCTGTCTGGTTGCAAGCGGTATATATCCCTTTTTATAAAGTTCTGCCGCAACCTCATAGGCGGTAAGTTTTTTCCCTGCCAAAACCTCAAGAATCCATTTGTACATGTTCTCCCTGTTTACTGGTGTTATCCGTTTCACTTCTCCCACTCTCCCATTCTCTATATAACTGCATCCAATCTTCTAATCTCATTGTCACCAAAATGTCTGCATTGTTCTTCTTGTGAAATACTGCCGGCAGGTTCTCCGAGCCATTAGAATCTCTTACAGCTTGAGCCATCCAGTCATATAACCGCATGTTCTCTTGGTGTTTTGCCTCAATATGTATTCCCGGCAATCCTACAACATCGGATGCGTCCCCCGTGTTCCCACAATACTGCGCTGTCCTTCTCGAATCCATGTAACCATAGTCTCTAAATATGGATGCAAGCTTTCTCTCGAATCTCGCACCTTTCTGTTTGCTGTTAATTGGCATTTATATCTTCCCTTTCTAACCTTGTTATTTGACCGAAATCGGGCTTATTTTTGTCTTGGTGTCTATTTCTACGCATATTACATTAAAACGCTTATTTGGGCTGTTTTCGGCTTTGTATATGCGAATCAAATAAACTCCTTTCCCCCAGTGCTGTAGCACTGGGAATTAAATCATGGCTTTCAATAAAGGCTTCGTGATATATTATCGAAACTGCATGATAGTTTCTTTTGCCCGTAGGCAGGTGTTTCAACCTATTTGCATACTGCAAAGGACATTTGAAAATTGTCACCCTCGACAAAAGTTGTTCTTATGTAGTTTTCAATCTTTCTTTCCCTGATACGTTCTTCTTCCATGCAATCGCATTTCTCGCCAAAATCAAGGGATGCTCCACAACGTTCACAACTTCTATACTTCATCACCGATAACTCCTTATGAACTCCTTTATAAAATCCTCTCTGGTTCCGTATGTGCGTTCCCACACTTCCTGTGCCATTTTCTTATAGGCAAGGTCAACCTCTCTGTTTTTGTGCGGACTATCATTGCCCTCATGGTGTATGTAGCACAACGGGAGAATCATTTTATACTTTTTGGACTTCTCCCGGTTTGCAGTTCCAAAGAACACTTCGTGTTTATGCGGATGCGGTGCGCCACATACATAGCAATGGTCTAGATCATCAACAAGGATGCTCTCTCTTTTACTATCCGGCATTCGTTTCATTGAGAAGTTTCTCCATAAAGTCCGATAATTCATCAATACATACGCCTGCCATTGCATACATATTTGCATTTTTATTTCCAAAAGCCTCACTCACTTGTGATGCATTGCCTTCCACGACTCCCTTTACAATGAGAGGTGTAATCTGAATAATTTCACCATCGCTTAATTTTCCATTTCCATGGATCTTTAATTTTCCATTATCATATTCAATTTCTATCTTTATCATTGCTATCTTCCTTTTGCTCTAATTTTTCTAGTGCCTTACGCATTTCCCTGCTTGGTGGCGGTTGCAATCCTAAATCTTTCATATCCTCTACCACTCCATTTAGAAGCACCGAAAATTCTTTGCTATCGTATGTAGAAGAACCAAAATAACAAAGCATCTGAACCGCCTTGCTTCCGTTTACATCAATATCTCCAACTACTTCGCATTCTCGCCATTGTGCTTTCATGGCATCAACTACATTCGGCTTGACAACGATATAAGTGAATTTCCCATATTTTTTTAATGCAGATAGGTATTCATCCCATGCACTTCTTCCGGTTTCTCTTGCAATTTCTCCAAGGCAAGCCCAAAGCATGGCATTGGCATCCAAAGACCGCTTTTTTCTGTATTTTTTCACTTCAATATCAAGGTCAATGCCTTGCAGATTGTTCAACTCTTCTGCATTCTCCGGCGGAATGGAAAGAGTTAGGTTGATGTTTCTGCCAACCAATTCACGACTGGCAGAAACAAATTTTCCTATGGTACGCATCAGCTATCACCATTCTGTTCAATCGTTTTCTCTAATTTATTCATGCACTTTGTGAACTGGTCAACACTAAGTTCTTTTAATGATGTGATATGGAATAACTCGGTAATCTGATTTACACTTACATTAGCCTTTTCCATTTTCTCAACCAAAACTTTATATTTAAGTTCATCAATTTTCCCGCACGAATACTGTTTGAAAACAATGTTCATATTCCCATCTACGATTTCCAGTTCGTCAATGACATTATCCGATGTGTAAGTGATGTAATTTACATAGAACTTATCTCTACATGAAAACTTACCGTCTTTTTCTTTTATGTTGCACTGATCTGCCGGAATCCATATGAACGGTGCCGTATATAATTCACGTCCAATGCCATGCTTTACGCACGCACGTTTGAATGCATCAGATGCTCTTCCTTTTTCTTTTGCAGTATAAGAAGCTGTTCCGACATCTTCTTTTGACACCCATTGTTTATTTTCCGAATCCCATGCAGAAACAATGCAATACAAATCTCCGTCAATTACTTCATATTTATCCTGCCATCCGAGGCAACCATACTTTTCATCAAGTCTTTTCTGACCATCTCTTGATGTCACATACAGCAGTAACGAAAGACCCTTTGCAGTAATCTGCTGTATTCTGCAACTAATTTCACTAGCAGCCAATAATCCACTCATTCTTCTACCTCTCAATCTATATGTACAACACTTTCTTCTAAGCAACTGTCACAAATTTTTTCCCCAAAGATTTCATGATAGCTTTCATCTTGGATGCGCTCCCCACAACAATCGCATATCGGTCTCTGCTGTAACCATTTTTCCTGTTTTCTGTCTCTTTCCTCTGCAAATTCCCACGGTTCTCTCATTACTCTTTACCCATCAATCCTACTGTCATAATTGGCTCTGCTTCTTCATTAGATAGTGGCTCAGCCACATCTGCGCTCTGTTCATTGCTTTCCTGTTCCTCACCAAGCACCTGTGAAACTTCCATGGCATCCATCGTGTGAAGCACCTCTATTTGGTTGTTGTATTTTGTTCCCCATTCATCATTTTCCGGTTTAATTAACAACTGTTTTTTCAATTCCATCCATAATTTAAAATAGTCCATTGTTTAAATCTCCTTTTCTGTTATAATGACAATGTGTTTTTTACTCTGGGCATGATGGGATGGCTGTCCCTCATGTCCTTTTCTTTTTTTACTCATCTTCAAATCCAACGACTCCACCGTCATTGACTACGACATACTTTCCTCTTTTATCTGCATTATCAATGCAATCCTGGATTGTAATTGCGCTCATGTTCGTTTAACTCACCGCCCTTCATTCTGTTCTCTATGAAACGGATATACATTTTGTAAAAATTTTCATTTCCTTCAACTTTTACTTTTTTGCCGTAAACACTATCTGATGTTGTCCCATCTGCAAATGTATGTACTATCTTAATCATCACGCTTACTCCATTATTTTGTAGATGATTTATCTACATTTTCAGCAAAAAAAAGTCGCAACTTCTCCGACTGTTTTTTGATTTTAAGTAGCTCACATAATTTTGTGATTTCAGACGGCAAAAACTCTGTTTCATTGTTGATTTTCTTGAGCAATCCATATCTTGATAACCCTAGCTGTTTTGCTATGTGAGTGTACTTATATCCGCTCTCGTCAATGATTTTTCGCAATGCCACTGTATCGGTCATTTGTATGTCACCTCACTTTCTTTGTAGATGTTTTATCTACATTACATAATATAGCACCGTGTTGATTATATGTCAACATTTGTTTTCAAAAATGTTGATAAAATTTGAACTTTACTTTATAATGTAATAAAGGGAGGAAAAAAAATTATGACAATGGGACAAAGAATAAAAGAACAAAGGGACAAAAACGGATTAAGCCAAAATGAGCTTGCAATTAAACTTGGTTATAAATCACGTTCTTCATTAAATAAAATTGAAATGGATTTACAAGAAATGCCTGTTGATAAAGTAAAAATGTGTTCAACGATTTTTGGATGTTCAGTTGCTTATCTGATGGGATGGGAAGAAGATGATCCAGAAGAAATGGCAGACCTACTGGCAGATGCAGACTTGGAATGTTTGGAATTATTCAATAAATTGAATGATGAGAATAAATGTTTCATTAAAAAGCAAATGAAAATTATGCTTGAATTGCAAAAAGAGGATGATTAATGGTCATCCTCTTTTACAACAAATTTTTTCTTTATGAACCTTATTAAAAAGCACGTTTCCCATTCATTTAATTTGTCAACTAATTCGTGAAGTATTTTTTTGTTATCATCCATAAGTTAAGCCCCCTATCGAAGTATAGAACAAGTGTTCTTTCCTAGTATAACGTGACATAAAAAAATTTACAATAAAATATTATATTTTTTTTCATCAAATTTCAATATTTACCTTTTTTCCAATTGTGACAAGATTGTATAACGATTCGTTTTTTTTGTCACTTGTTGCTACTTTTCGACTGCTGTCAAAGTATTTTTCGCATATGCGTTAAATAAATATTCTAAGAAAGGAGAACATAACATAATGGGCTACATAATACTTCTTTGTCTTTTGCTTGGATTTATTCTATTTTGCATTTCGATGTTTATTTCTACATCAAAAGCAAAAAAGCAAGCAAAGAAAGCCATGAAAGAGCGTAAAGCAAACGGTATCACTCAATACATGCTTGCCACCCACGTAAACGGGTTGCCAATAGCGGAAAACACTTCGTGTCAGATTTCTTCATTAGCAGATCACTACGAATTTGATGCCGCCGGCACAAAATTCAATATCAGCAAAAGTAAAGTGACCGATGTATGTGTGAAAACAAATGTCGAAATCCAAAAACAATATGTGTCATCTGTTGGCGGTGCGGTTGCAGGTGCGGTTGTATTCGGACCGTTGGGCGCAATGATTGGCGGTCGTGCAAAAGAAAAGAAATCAAAAGAGTTTCACCAGTACCTCATTTTCACATATGAAAGTGATGGCGAAGTAAAATATGTCGGATTTGAAGTGACATATGCGTTATCAAATGCTCAAAAATTTGTAGACGAATTTAAGGCATCCGGCATTAAAAACAATGTAACAGTAGAATTATAACAATAAAAAAGCCGCTATCCGGTGCAACGGATAACAGCCTTAGGTGGTATAACCAACTCATAATCAAATTATACCACATCTATTAATTTTATCAATAAAGGATGTGTTTTTATGTTAGGAACAAAACGTGTGGCGATTTATGTGCGTGTTTCAACTCAGGAGCAGGCAAATGAGGGATATTCTATCGGTGCGCAAACCGAAAGACTGGAAGCCTACTGCAAATCAAGGGACTGGACAATAGCAAAGATTTATACAGACCCGGGCTTTTCCGGTGCAAAGGTAGACCGCCCTGCTCTCCAATCAATGATTTCTGATATAGTCGATGGTGTAATAGATATAGTACTTGTTTATAAACTTGACAGGCTTTCAAGAAGTCAAAAGGATACCTTATATCTGATAGAGGATGTTTTTCTCAAAAACAACGTTTCTTTTGTGTCTGTGAATGAGAATTTTGACACCTCTACTGCGTTTGGTCGTGCCATGATAGGTATTCTTTCTGTATTTGCGCAGTTAGAGCGTGAGCAAATAAAAGAACGTACCATGATGGGTAATATGGAACGTGCGAAAGATGGGTATTTTCATGGCGGCGGCTATGCCCCTATCGGATACAATTATGTGAATGGCGAATTGATAATTGATGAATATGAAGCGATGCAGGTCAAAAAGGTATATGAATTATTCCTAAAGGGAGAGCCAATACACGCAATACAGCGTTATATGAGCGAGCACTATACAACAAAATACAGTTCATGGGCGCATGATACCTGTGTCACATCATGCTTAAAACAAAAGGTGTATATTGGAAAGATTGAGTGGAAAGGCAAAGTATATGACGGCAGACATGAAGCAATCATTGAAGAAGATGTTTTTAATCAAGCAGCAGTATTGCTCAAAAAGCGAGCACTTAAAAATACAGAAAATCCATTTGAAGCTTCAAAACTATTAACCGGCATATTACGGTGCGATTGCTGCGGTGGACGGTATTTTGCAAAAGGTGTTTATGGCGGTCATGCTCCAAACAGAATATATAAATCCTATTACTATTGCTATTCCAGAGGAAAGTCAACCAAAAAACTAATAAAAGACCCGAATTGCAAATCTCTAGTGATTGCTACAAATGAATTGGATTATCTGGTTGTTTCGGAAATAAGAAAGCTGTCATTTGAAGATGACTATATTTATCATGTCATTGATTCTCAAAATGAGAACAAGGGAACAGAAAAAACAATAAAATTGTTAGAAAAAAAATTAAAAGAATTGGAAGAACAGGAAAAAAGAATGCTCGACTTGTATCAGCTAGGCAATCTGCCTCTTGAGACAATATCTGAACGTATTGCAGAAATAAACGAGAAACGTAACGGAATAAATAGCGAGATTTCAAACTTGAATGCTGATAATAATAAAATGTCAATCAGCACTGCAAAGGACATTCTGCAAGGTGCTGACGACATTTTCAATACTGGAACAATCAATGAACAGCGTGCATTTCTTTCATCACTGATAGATTATATTGGTTTGAGTGAAGATAAGATGACTATTCATTGGAGATTCGCATAATTTCAATTATCTGTGCGGACTAGGCAACAACAAGTTTCAACGTTGGTAGAGTGTTTTTATTGCCTAGTCCACACATGGTTGTATTCTCTAATAACTTCGTTTAATATTATACCAAAGGAGATTATATATGAATAAGTATGAAAAAGTCAAAAGCTTATGTTTAGAAGAGGGCGAACAAATAACGGTCATAGCCAGGGACGATGTCGGGAATATACAGTGTTTGCAAAGAAAGTATCATAGTGTCGGCGAATACATCCCGTATGAAGATGCACCATCTGAACGTATAGGGGCAATTTTAAAGTTAATCAATAAAGTGCCGGATAAAAGATACTACTACCGGGATGTAACTGTACAGTATTTTCAAGAAATAATCATTTATAAAGGGTGGGTCGAAATAGATCTTGATGATATTATTTATATCAAGAAAGAAAATCCAAAAGGGGAACTGATAAGGCATCTTAAATATCCGAGTTACGTTTCAACTCCATTTATAGAAATAGCAGAAAAATATCCTGATAATATAATACTGTGTGACATTTAAAAAAGGGTAGCCGTTTGACTACCCCTTTTTTTCTGAAGTTTCGTATGAATAAACACTAAATCCACTGCCTTTCATCACTCTGTTGCGATAGGCAAATCGTAGGCAATGAAAAAAGGCAATGTGCCCCTCTCTTTTAATAAAACTCAACAACCTGCCAACTGTAAGCACCTCTTTCTCGCGTATTAGAAATTGTAGTGTTAAATGTCACTGATGTGCTTGTAAGTTCGTATAGATGCGGTTCCACACCGTACTCCTCACCGGTACTACCAACGACCTTATTTCCATCAATGAGTACTATGCATTTATCTGGGTTTACAGGTGTATCAAATATGCATGGTTCGCCCTCGTCAGATGGAGAGATTCTTCCTCTCTGAATTGACTTTATTACACTATTGCCAGTCGGCAATGATGCAATAATCTCATTTCTGAGCACTTGCAAATCTGCCTTAGTAACAAATGTCTGTAGATCATTTTTAGATGCTACGCTCTGCATATCGGCCTTTGTAACAAGTGGTTGCAAGTCGGTTTTTGTAGCAACTGCCTGCAAATCAGTTTTTGAAGCAATGTTAACAAGGTCAGATTGTTTTGCAACACTATCAAGTGATTTCAAAATATCATCTGCAGTTACAGTTCCTTTTGCAATGCACTCCTGCAGCTTCTCAAGAAACGTCTGCAATGATGTGTTCGTGTTATCAACGGATACCTTTGTTGTATCTGTGTCGGCATATTCTACAAACGGGACTTCTACGAATTTATCAAGTGTCACATCCCATTTCATGTGTAAATACACTTTACTTTCATATTCATCCTTCGTGATTGAAATGTAATTCTGTCCACTCACTTCACTATCGCTCACCAAGAAATCAACCACGATTCCTTTGTTATTAAGGACGGCATAGTAGAATTTTGTAGGCAACACCCATTCTGAGCCATTCCAGATCTTGCCGATAATATAATACGTCGAATCAACTTCATCATTGATATACGCATCGTATTCAGCCTGTGTCACCTCAATGTATCCCGTCAAATCTGTTTTTTGTCTTTTGGTTCGCTCGATATCAACACAAATGTTGTTCTCGATGTAAGCATAATAATAAAACATACGCATCCTTTCTGTGCAATTGCACTATCCATTCGTTAAGTACATGAGAATAAAGTTTTTTACATTCTCCCAACTAGGATACATCCCAAGCGATGCGATATTTGTCGTTTCCGCTTGATTACAAGCCTGTGATATCATTCTCTTGTTATTTTTATCCGTGGTAGCCCAATTTGTTGATATTTTTATGATAGCCTCACAGATTTCCTCATATGTATTATCAGTGCTTATATTGATTGTAGAATCAGCTGTTTTAATGGCGGCAACAATCTTCTCTTTCGTGTCCCCGCCAAGCCGAAAAACCTCATTGATTGCACCAACAAGGCTTTCCTTATTCTCTGTGTCCAATTTGCTCAAGTCCTCTGCTCCACCCATGTTTTCATCAATTGCCATAAAGTTGGCATTGAAATCCTCTACATTGTAACCGTCGTCCTGGTCCGGTAATAACAATCCGTATTTAGTTGTTTTTTTCATAATAACCTCACATTCTCTCATTACTTCATGAGGTTATCTTCTGTACAGAAAAAGTCTAATCGACTGCTTTTCTCAGCAACTCAACTTCCTCTACTGTTTCTTATCTTTTGTAAGAAGGGATAACAGGCAGGATTGCTCCCGCCTGTTCTTAACCATTTCACTATTTCAGATATGCCTTAGACACAAATCCCGTGTACTTACCGTATGCCACGTATAACCAGCTTGTGTTGCCGTTCTTTGTGTAGTAGCCATAGCATCGCACTTTGCTTCCCTTTGGAATTGTCAGAATGATGCCCTTGTTTGTACCTGCACCCATGCGCAGATTTAAATTTGCTGTCGTAGTGTAACTTCTGTTGTAAATAGCGTCTTTCGATTTAGCCGGATCTGTCTTACTCTTAGAAGCTGTCACGTTCTGAGTTGCTGCGTTCTGCTCCACTTTTACCGTGCCCCCTTTCTGCCATGTAAGCATAAATTTTTCCGGTGTTCCATACTGCTTTTTAAGCAGGGATGCAGTACTTCCCCAGTCCGGCAACTGGAAGTGTGGCTTGTCCTTAAATGAACGACAGTTACCGCCCCACTCAAGTCCGACTGACTGTCCCATTCTTCCGACTTCTCCAAACAATCCTGTGGCATCGTTAAAGGCATCATCTGAGGTTTTTCCATCGCCGTCTACGTCAACCTTAAGATAAATGTCACAAGCAACGCACCACTGGTGCATAGAACTGTATGTACTGCCCTTGCAATTCGTAACAATAGACCCGCCTGTGGTTCTGCCTTTCGCATATAAGGCATCCTGCTCCGCTACTGTTCTCACACACTCGGAGATTCCAATTGTAATACCCTGCGCCTTGCAGAGTTCCTGTAACTGTGCAATTTTCTTCTGTAATTCTGGATGTAACTGTTTAATGTCTCTCATATTATTATTCCTCGCTTTCTGTATCTGTAATTGTAATTGTTTCTGTTACTTCCGGGATACCTGCCACACTTGTAAGTATTGACACAATGCCTGCCAATGCCGAAGTACTGGCCACCAGTTTCCAATCAACAGCCCCCATCGTTGCTGTCGTTCCGATTGTCGCAACCGCTGTCTGTGCCATCGTCTTGACCGCTCTGACTGCCGCCGCCTTCGCCCACACTACCGTGTTCACTGAATGCTTGAATACACAATTTTTTAACACGTTCTTCCTCTCCTTTCATTTTCTTAAACTTTTTATACTGCTTCTTTGTCTGCACCATTTTGTCGTACACCACCATTGATGCGAACCAGGTACTCAATATCACTAACAAAAGTCTTATTATTTGCGTTGGTGAAAGACTCAGACCAAGGTTAAGATAAGTTTTGAATATAATACCTACCAATGTACTACAAATCATAGCGGAATCCAGTACAACCGCATTAGTGCGATATGGTACGCCTACGCTATTAAGCAATCGTTTCAAAGCCTCCGTTAATAAAATAGTGAATATTACGGATATTAATAATAAAGATAAATACAATTCAACGCTCATACACACCTCCTACATTGTGTCAAGGTCTTTGGTTGGTAATGCTTTAAATTTCTTATGAATATCAGTTCCTGTGCTGTTCCCTTTTAAACCAGAATACGCCTCGTAAATTGTTTTTTCCCGGTTACTTATATCTTCAAATTCATTTAATGGGATATACCCTAATGCTAGGTATTTTTCGCAAATCTGGAACAGCATATCATGCAAGATTGCTTTCATGCCTTCTTTTAAGGCAGTATCTTCTGCTTGCCTCTGCTTAAGTTTACCTTGTAAAATCTTGCACCAACCTCCTAATATGGCAAGTAGAACCCCAAACAAAGCCTCTAGCCAGTATTCGATTATAAATGTTCTTATCAAGAGTCTATCTCCTTTCTCTGTTGCTCTATCCGGCAGAGCTACTGCCTGCCACCTCCTCGTAACAGGCTCATTCGCTCATAGATTTGCCGGAATAAAAAAGAAGCTATCGGCTATGCACCAACGGCTTCTCTTAATTCTTCTACTTCCTCGGCTGTTAATTTTGGGTATCTTGCAACAATCTCGTCAAAGGTTTCTCCCTGTGACATTTTTCTTGTGATAACTCTAATCACTGTGTTTCTTACGGCTGTGCTCATTATTCCTCACCCCCTAACAGCAATCCAGCTAAAATTTCATCCTGTTCTGCCTGCGATGCTTCCATCTTTGCTTTCCACAGTTCCTCCGCACTTGGAATGTGCATCACAACAAGAATGCTGTCATCTGCATACACTGTTGCAGACCGGAATGTGAGATTTGAATAGATTCCATAAACCTCATTTTCCTCGTTCGAAACTGTCAGTTTGGTTTCATTCTTAAATGCTTCCGTTACTGCTGCAATGTCCTGCCCTGTCAATGTGATAGAAATTGCATCTGTTGATGTTGCTAAGTTCTGGCACTCGTATTTTGTGCCGTTCGCTGTGATATATTCCATGATATATCCCCCTTTCTTTTTTTGCAAACCATCTATTTATCGTAGTTTGATTGCTCTTGTTTTAAAACTTATTTGTCCAAATGTGGTTGGAGTTGGCACATAAATATACAACAGTAAATTAGAAATTGCTTGTCCAGAAATAATCTCATGCATTTCTAAAAACGTTCCATTTGAAGTAGTAGGAGCAGTTGCACCTACCACTTCATCACGTGTAGATTTAATTGATATATAAGGAACCCCTGTATTTGCTGAAAACCACACATAATAGGAAACTAGCCATATACCGCTATCAATTGATAATCCATTCGGACCAGCATATGACCATGTATTTGACAGATATTTATCACGTTCCGTGATTGAAACTTGTTTCAGATTTGTGTTAAAATCTGTTTTCTTTGCATAAGTGTCTTTAATTCTATTTCCGTCTCCATCTGCATCTGCTCTAGCAACTCGTACTGGTGGATATGTCCCATTTCCCCTGTCTGAAACAATGTCATTAACATTATCACCACTTCTATTAAATTGTGCATACATTATGCCCTCATGCCCAGACCAATCGCTTTTTAGAACTTTTAATACATCTTTATTATTTATTTTACTGTCTAATGTACTAATCTGATTCGCCAACGTCCCACTAATACTCGCATTCTTCTCTGTAGCTGGTAATGCTAACCCAGTGCCATCCGTTACGGCACTGGAATCAGTCAGCTTAACATGACCGAATACGCTCGCTGTTGCCTTAGTTGCAAAGTGACTAATAGAATCCTTGATAGCCTTTGCAATCTTACCAAGCGAAACGCTCAACTTCTCGCCACTCTTTAAGGCTGTGAGCGTTTCCGCTTCTGTGAATGTTGGTATCTGGTCATTGGTCGACACGTTCGGGACGTTCCCAAGTCCAACTTGCTCCTTTGTGACATTGTGGGGATTGTCGGTGCGCCCGCAAAACTCGTCTATAGCGTCTGCATTGTAGTTGAAATCATCGACATTATAATAGTCATCCTGTGACGGTTTTTTCAGACCAAGATTCTCAGTTGTTTCCATTTTGTCCAATTAAATCACTTCCTTATCCTTTGTTTATTAAAAAAGAACCGCCCTAATCTTCGAACGGTTCTTCTCTTAACTGATTATGTGTAAATGCCCCTAATTGAGCATTTGTAAGTCCGGTATTATGTATCATTCGATGCGTGTTATACATGAGGTCAATATCCAAAATCAGATTAAGTGGAACAACTCTTTCCGCCAACCGGTCAACCTCTGTTTTTAGCTTCTTGCTCTTTAATGCTACCTTGATTTCTAATGTATATTTATCAGAATCAAGGTTCACAGTATAGCCATCCTCACCACACAAGCTGGAAATCTGATGACACAGGGAACGATAAGTGTACGGTATATCCTCTAATAATCTGCCGTGTATTCTGAAATTGCGAACCTCAACGGAATCCGTATCAAGTGGCTTGATATTAAGTATGCTTTCCCATCTCTTCGCTCCTACAGCACTTTCATCTGAAATAAAGGCTTCTCTCAAAAGGGAATCAATGTCATCCCACAATGCCTCAACTTGTGGCTGCTCCACACGCATAATTTCTTTGAACTCCGCAAAGGTCTTTAATACTTCCGGCAGATAATCAATAAGCTGTCTATCCACTGATATCCCCCCTTATCGGTATTTTATTCACGTCAAGAATCACATTTTCTGCTGCATCATTAAGCTTTGTGTCCGCAATATCCACAATGCCTTTGACGTCCAATATCGCAGACTCAATCTGCTTGATTCTGACCACAATACCATTTTCATTTTCTTCCCATGACTTCCTAAGTTCCAAAAGATAATCTTCAACGGATTTCTCAATGTAACTTTTTATGTCAGCAAATGAATAGCCTGTATCATATGTGATAGTTGCTGAAATATTGATTGCAACGGAAGATACTGCTGCAATGGTTACTTCGTGACCAATTGGTGCAAGACCAACACCCTCACCGTGATTTTGCTCCGGGTCAATGATTGTCTGAATGTTATCAATCAGCAATTCGCTTGGCGCGGTAAAATCGGATGCAATGACAACACATTT